AGGTGTGGTGGTGCTCGATTCAGATGATGTGGCAGAGGGAGCAGCTAACCTCTACTACACAGACGCCCGCGCCGACGCCCGCGCAGATGCTCGCATTGCGGCATCCAACATGACGGCTCTGGCAGATGTCAGCTATACGGCAGGCGCAGGGATCGATAACTATGTACTGACTTATGATCACGCTGCAGGTGGCTGGCGTGCAGAGGCAGCAGCATCTGCGCCAGTTGATAGTGTGAACGGTGCCACAGGTGTGGTGGTGCTCGATTCAGATGATGTGGCAGAGGGAGCAGCCAACCTCTACTACACAGACGCCCGCGCTGACGCCCGCGCAGATGCTCGCATTGCAGCGTCCAACATGACGGCTCTGGCAGATGTCAGCTATACGGCAGGCGCAGGGATCGATAACTATGTGCTGACCTATGATCACGCTGCAGGTGGCTGGCGTGCAGAGGCAGCAGCATCTGCGCCAGTTGACAGTGTGAACGGTGCCACAGGTGTGGTGGTGCTCGATTCAGATGATGTGGCAGAGGGAGCAGCTAACCTCTACTACACAGACGCCCGCGCCGACGCCCGCGCAGATGCTCGCATTGCAGCGTCTAACATGACGGCTCTGGCAGATGTCAGTTATACGGCAGGCGCAGGGATTGATAACTATGTGCTGACCTATGATCACGCTGCAGGCGGCTGGCGTGCAGAGCCAGCAGCATCTGGTGGCGGCTCACGCCCTAACGTCTACACCCAGAGCGCCTCATTCACCATTGGCGACGGCACGGGCACCGATCCTGGCGCAGTGACCGCGGCAGAGCTCGAGCGCGTCTATCTGATCAACAATGGGGCCTCTGCAGTCACTGTGACCCTGCCAGCGATCAGCGGCAATGTGGGCGCTGGGTTCAAGCTGCAGATCAAGCGGCTGGGCACTGCAGCAGTGACAATTGATCGCAACAGTGAGGACATCGACGATCAGGCAACCAATCAAACCCTCTCAGTGCAATATTCAAGCTTTACCTTGGTATGCGCTGGGGCTGGTGTTGGTTGGTACATCATTTAAGGGGGCGCGCATGAGTTACCCGGGCACACAGGATGCAGATGGGCCATGGTTTCAAGGTCTCACCACTGCGGGCACTGCCCTGCAAGGTGTGTGGACAACAGATCTCATTTCCTATGATTCTGCGAGCAATTTCACAGCCACCCTGGCGAGCGGCCTCAAGGGAAATTGGCGCATCAATCCCACCCTAGAAAATAATGGTGTGAGCCCGTTTGGGCTCAATGCTTGGTACCCAAGCGCATCCAGCCCTGTGGATGAGTATGGGCAATTCCATGAGTATCAGACCTCTGGCATCCCCCTAGGGCCCGAGGATCTGATCAGGGTGGGAGAGAATCATGCGGGGCTGATCAGAGAGGCTACAATCTTTGGCCGTGAGGTTAGGTTTGGCGCATTTGACCGCTGGTCCACACTGGTGGAGGTGGTGCTGTGACCTTTCTGCAGGTGTTAGATAAGCCAGTGCAGGTGTCCTATTTTGAGCCCAGCTTTAGCGGCAATCCAACAGCAGGCAGCTATGTGACGCTCACCGCGGGGACCATTAACCAGGCGAGCGTCACAGGCTCTGGCACCACAACAATCTCACTGCCCGCTGGGCAGTATTTTGTGCGCTGCAATATCGGGGGCACAAAAACTGGCGGCAGCTCTGACCTAGCCTATCAACTAGAGTTGGGTGGTGTTTTAGTTGGCAATGAGGGGGGATTTGACACCTCATCAGCTCATAGGGTCTCAACCGAGTACACAGAGTATGTATTCGAGATAGCAGTGAGCACTAACCTGCGAGTTAAAATCAACTCTTCGGCAGGCACCAACTCGATCACTGCCACCTACTCTGGCATGATTATCAGGAGGCTCAATTGACCGCAATTCCCATAGCTGTAGCCTCCCGCTGCTCCACCACCAAATGCACCAACCCCACTGCTGGCTTCATTTCAGTTGGTGGGGTGATCAAATTTCAATCCTTCACCTACCGTGGCAAACCGCACCTGTGGACCTACAACAGCGGCACAGGTGTCTTTAGCCTAAACTCCAGCTGTACCTATGTTTTTGAGGCAGAGTGTTTATTCCGCACCAGTAGTGTTGTGATCGCCAATGCGCAATATGCGATTGTAAACAATGCCAGCAATGCAGAGGTAGCAGACGGGTATCGCGCAGTCTCTAAATATTACGGTGAGGCAGACTATTACGGCACCTACTCTGCCACTGGCGATGAGATGGCAATGGCAGTGGTGGATGGCGGCTCCGTTGGAGCTGTCCGCCTCGAGCTAGTGGCCTCTGACCAGACGGGTGGCGTTACGTTTGACCCCAACCCATCTGTATCCACCTACTACAAAACAGGCACCCGGATGATCATTACAGAGTATCAACCTTAAGGGCACCAGCATGAATGAGCAGTTAAGGAAATATCAGCACCACCTCATCTGCGCCGCTATCGGGCTCTCCTCGCTGCTGCTGGGGCGCTGGAGCGTGGGCACGCCACCCAGCCACATTGAAGAGTGCGCGCCTGAGATCGCTGCGCTCGAGGAGAGCGGTGAGCAGATCGCGCAGCTCGAGCGGGCGCAGCTGGGCGCTGAGGGGCGCGGCCTCGAGCGCTGCGTTGCCCGTGAGCGCCAGAGCTGTGAAGAACGCATCCGGGCCACAGAAGATGCCGCCAGCCACCTGGACTGCATCATCTGCCGGCAGCGCTGCCCCGATGGTGCGATCCCATGAATAGCGCGCTAATCCTCACCCTCTCTGGATTGCTCGCAGCCCCTGCCCCGCAGAGCGGCCTACAGCCAGAGCTTTCACAGCGCCTCGAGGTGGAGGCGCACTGGCTGGAGCAGGGGGAGCGCGCCCCGCGCCCGGGCTTCCTGGTGCGCCGGGTGGAGCTCGCGCGCCTTATCGGGGAGCTCCAGACAGAGGCCAGAGCGTGCGAGGGGCGCGTGCGCGATCAGCAGCAGCTTTGTATGCGTGAGCTGGCAGCCAACACAGCCCGCTGTGATGAGCGGCTGGCCCCCCTCGCCACCAGAATTGATGAGCTGCAGGGGATTGAGGATCAGCTCACAGAGCGTCTCTCCCAGCAGCGCAGAGAGCTCTGGTGGTGGAAGGTCGGCACCGCAGCTGGTGGTGGCGTGCTCCTCACTGCGCTCACCCTCTCACTGGCTCGATAGGAGGCCCCATGGATAGCATCACGATCAGCGGCGCCGCAGTGTTCACAGCGCTGGGGCTGGCGTGGCAGTTTGCCCGGGTCAAGGCAGAGCACGCAGCCCGCATGGCAGTGCTAGAGCAGCGGGTTGTCAGCCTCGAGGCGCGGGCCAAATCTGTCGACACCACGCTGGAGTTGATCCGCGCAGAGCTCCAGCAATTGCGCGAGATGATGGCGCGGCTTGAGGGGCACTTCAAGCGCACCCCTGCCCCGCGCTGAGGGGGGTGTCAATCCCAGCGCGTGGGATTGACACCCCCGCGCTCTAGCGTCTGCGTCGACTAAAGAGCAGGCTGATCGCCAGATAGGCAATCAGCACAATCAGGGCAGAGCCCATCACTGCTCGCTCCCGCTGATCTCCTCTGGCAGCAGCAGCGGGTGGGCTGCGTAAAAGGGGCCATCCAGAGAAAAGTGCTCATCCACCAGCCTGCCCAACTCCTGATACGTTCGAGGCGGCGCGACAGCGGCTCCGCGCAGATACAGCATGGCAGTCTCTGAGGGGATATTGCGCTGCTCGAGGATTTGCTCAAAGCGCAGCTTGATATGGGCGGGCGGCCCAGCAGGCGCGGGGGGCGCAGAGGGGCGCGGGGGCGCAGAGGGGCGCGGGGGCGCAGAGGCAGCGCTGGGGCGCGGGGGCGCAGAGGGGGCAGGCGTCTCGCTGGGTGGCAGCTCTGGCACGCCCACCACAGCGGCGAGGGCTTCGCGATCCTCACCCTGAAAGAACGCTGCCTCTTCAGTGCTGTAGGTGTTGGCGCCGCTGCCGCCTGCGCCAGTGGTGATGTCGCTGAAGATCAGCGTGGCGGCCTCAGTTTTTGCGCGCGCCTCCAGCATCCGGGCAGGATACTGGCGCCAGGTGTTGCTGTTTGCGATGCCTGCGCGCTGGGCATCCTCCATAGTCCAAGAGATGCGCTGGGGTGAGCGCCCGCGCCGCTTGATATCGAGCACCACCGCATTGGGGGAGCGCTCGACAACGCGCAGATCTTCCAACAGCCCGCTGCGCTCCACATCCCCCCACTGCAGGGCAGCGTGCTCTGAGAGCTTGCCCCCGCGCATGGTGTGGGCAGACTGCAGGGTCTGCGCCATGTTGAGGCCCCGGGGCTCCCCCATAGCTCGCCAAGCATAATAGACATCTGGCGGGCTCTGCTTGGCATAGGTCGAGGCGCTGATGCGCTCAGCCTCCTGCATCTTGAGCGCGGCCCGCTTCTCCTCCAGCTCCAGCTGGGTGAGCTCATTCTGGAGCTCCAGCTGCCTCGCCTGCGCCAGCATCATGCGCGCAGCAGCCTGCCGCTCGAGGAGCTCCACTTGCGCTTCATTGGTGAGCATGTTCATCTTTACGTCTCCCCTCTTGCGCCCCGCCCATTGTGTTGGGTGGGTGGGGCGCAGTGTTAGTGTTAGTGTGGGCGCGCGGCCCAGTTGAGGATCTCGAGAAGCGTGAGCCCCGCCGCGAGATGGATCAGCCCCCACACCACCCAGCTGGGCAGCGTGCGGCGCGTGGCGGGCGTGGCGGGCGTGGCGGGCGTGGTGAGCGACCGCTCCTCGAGGAGCTGCTGCTCCTCGTGATAGCGCCGCTTATACTCCTCATACTCTCTGCGGCAGATCTGCTGGCAGTCAGGCATTATTGATGCTCCGCTCAGCGCAGCGCTCGCAGGAGAAGCGGGCGCTGGAATAGTCGCTGAAGATAAGGATCTCGAAGTCGCCACCGCACTCACAGCGCGCGTTGGAGCAGACCGCCTCCCCCCAGCTGGGGGGACAACACGCGAGCCAGTGATAGGCTGCGATGAACTCAGGGGACGCGATCCACGGGGTGTCAGGGTCCGCGGGGTGGTCTTGGTTGGCTCTGATGTAGTCCATTCTCTCTCCTTTTATTTCTGTGTGGTGGCGCGCAGATCATGCAGCGCCGCGCAGGGATCGCAGGTGAGGATGAGGCCATCCTCGCTGTGGTAGTCCAGGAGCTCGATGCCCCACTGGCCCAGAGCGCCGCAGCAAGCGCAGCGGGCAGTGATGGTGATATCGTCAATATCCCTCACGCGGGCTGGGAAATGCCCCCGGGTGGAGTAGATGTGGCGGGTGGTGGGGCGGCAGATGACCTTCACTGCTGCCCCCGCTGCGCCTGCCGGCGCAGGATCTCAGCCTCCAGCATCTCGCGCACCAGCGCAGAGCGGCTGAGCCGAGGGGTGGCGGCGCGGGCGTGCGCCAGCTCTGCGTCGAGTTGCTCGAGGAGCTCGCGCGGCAGGCGCTGGTTGTAGGTGATCATCTGGCTCATTCTCTCTCCTCTTCTCTTCGGCCTCTGGCCCTCTGGCCCCATGGCCCCGTATACAGATCCCCCCCCTCCCCTCATTGGGAGTGTCAACATTATTGACAACACGCAAAGAGGTTGTCAATACATTATTGTGACCCAATGAGGAGGAGGGAGAGAGATGGGCTGTAAGCCGGGGCCTCACGCCCCATCATTCGCTGACCTGCGCGCCATCTGGCAGGCAGCAGACCTGAGCCCGGGTGCAAGGTTGGCTCTGCTCGAGCTCACCAGCTATCTGGATTATCAGACGGGGCAGCTGGGGCGTGGCCCCCGCGCGCGTATCGTCGCGCAGCTGGGGTACTCGGAGAGGCAGGCGAGCAATTTGCTTCAAGAGCTCAAGCGCCAAGGATATGTGCAAGGGCGCCGCCTCATCATCCCCCAAACTGTGCAAGATAGTGCACAGGTGCAGAATAGTGCACCTGTGCAAGATAGTGCACAGTTTGGGGTGCAGGATAGTGCACCGGAAATGGGCAAGATAGTGCACACCAAATGTGCAGTTTCTTTCCCCCCATACCAACCTCTACCAACATCTACCAACAGCAGAGAATCTGTTGAGCAGACTGAGCGCGCAGGCGCTGGCGCCCAGCAGCAGGGTAAGCCAGAGGCGCCAGTCAACTCTCCCCCTGCCTCTGGTTGGGATTGGTGGAGCTCGCCAGCACCCCAGCCAGAGCCCGAGCCCGAGCCACAGCCAGAGCCAGAGGGAGAGGTCACCCCCTACTTCTCGCGCCTAGCCTCATCAATCGAGGCCTACCACCAACAATTCAGAGGAGAGAGCCATGAGTGAGCTAGTGCATATCGGGGGCGCAGTTGATCGCCTCGCTGCTGTGCTCGAGGGTTTCCGCGCAGGCGCACACCGAAAAGAGGCCGCAGAGGCAGAGGCGCTCGAGCAGCCCCCCACCTCACTGCTCGAGCGCCTCGAGGAGAGCGCAGAGGTAGACCCCACCCAGCGGCGCAGGGTGGTGGTGGCGCGGCAGCTGGGGCGCTGCAACCTCAATTGTCTGCCCTGCGCGGGTGGGGGGCATGGGCGCAGCACTACAGATGACGCTGGGCGCCGTCGCTTCAAGCTCTGCCCGTGTGGGGTGATGAATAGGCAGCTCAGGGCTGTGCAGAAGATGCGCCTGCCCGCGGGTGCCCAGCGCCTCACGCTCGAAAACTATGAGATGCCAGAGGGGCTGGGCGCGATCCTCGAGCGCTGGTTTGAGCTGGCAGACGCAGGCGAGGCCCCCGCGCTCATCCTCACGGGGCCCCCTGGCACAGGCAAAACCCACTTCATGGTGGGGGCTGCGCTGAGGGCCACCCTATCCGGGCGCAGGGCTGCCTATATCGAGGCGCACCACTACCGCTCATTGCTCTCAAACCAGATGGATAAGGTGGAGGGGCATGAGCAGATCGATGCGGGCGCCAGCATCAAGGGTGCCCGCGCACTCTTCATTGATGAGGTGGGGATGCAGCGGGGGGAGCTCGAGCGCAGAGAGATTTGTCGCTTGCTGCATGAGGCGCACGCAGCTGCGCTGCCCGTGATGATCAGCTCTAACCTCACGCCTGCTGAGTTGGGATTTTTTGGCGCAGGCTATCTCACGGCGCCCGTGGCTGATCGCCTCAGGGGCGCCTGCCGCAATGGGGAGCTGCACTATCATATGGGGGGCCCCAGCCGCCGCTAGACAAAATGCGGCGCACCAGCCTATGCTCTTTTGTCCGCGATGCGGCTCTCACCGCGCCAGAGGGGGATGGGCCCTCTCTGGCGTTTTTTTATGCTCAAAAAAAAACCCCCCAGCAGAATTACCGGGGGGGGTGGGCGCATAACCCCTCATGCGCCCAGCGCTGCAAGACCAGCACAAAAGCATTGCGCCACGCGGGTCGTTTCGTCAAGTTTGAGCAGAAGCGGCCCACCCGCGGTTGGTGATCTGGAGAGAGGTCTCTGCGGGTGGGTTTTTTATGATCAACGCGCGCGTGATGTATGCCTGCCTTAAAATTAAATCCAGAAGTGCAAGAGCGAATCTGTCAGATGGTGGCGCAGGGGGTGCCCCTCGAGACAGCAGCCCGAGCAGGGGGCGTCACCTATCAGACGCTCAACAATTGGATGCGCAGGGGCGCAGAGGGTGAGGCCCCATTTGCCTCATTTCGAGCAGAGGTAGAGGAGGCGCGCGCGATCAGCGAGGCCAACCTAGTTGCGCTCATGAGGCAGGCCGCAGTAGAGGGCAGCGCAGGGGAATGGCGCGCAGCTGCGTGGCTGTTGGCGCGCCGCTGGCCAGAGCGCTGGAGTGAAAAGCGGCAGCTCCAAGTAAGCGGACCTGAGCAAACGAGCACCCAAATGGTGCAGGGGCTTTTTGCGCAGGTACAGGCGCATCTAGGTGTCACCGCAGAGGCAGGGGAGGCAGATGATGAGCAGTGAGCCAATGGCAGACGCAGCCCACGGCGCCACGCGCGTGGTAACTCCTGACGAGGCTGCCCGTCTGGCGCAGGTGCGGCTGGAGCTCCAGCACCTGCAGGCCCATATCTCCCTGTGGTGCCCACCAGAGCAGCTAAGTAGGATCGAGATCGCCCTGGTGGACCTGAGAGAGCGGCTGGGAATACCGGCGCCCCCCATCTCATTCTCACGCTAATGCCATTTCCGCGCCCCCGGGCGTGGCCCCATTGAAGCATCAGCTCCCTTGTGTCGGTGGAGCGCCAGAGAGCCTATTTCCGCGCCCCCGAGCGTGGCCCCATTAAATCAGGATAGAATATGGCAGGCAGCATTAATAAGGTTACGTTGGTGGGCAATCTGGGCCGCGACCCAGAGGCAAAGACAACCACCAGCGGCAAAACGCTGTGCCGATTTTCTCTGGCCACCTCAGAGCGCTGGACAGACAAGGCGGGGCAGCAGCAGGAGCGCACTGAGTGGCACAGCATCAAATGTTGGGGAGGGCTCGCAGCGCTCTGCCAGCAATATTTGCGCAAGGGTGCCAAGGTGTATGTCGAGGGGCGCCTCTCGAGCAGGGAGGATGATCAGGGGCGCAAATTTTGGGATGTGGTGGCCAGTGATGTCGTTTTCCTGAGTAAGAGAGACTCTGCACCAGAGTCTACCCCAGCCCCCAATGAGCCAGCCAACAGCTGGGGGCAGCCGCAGCCACAACCTCAGCCTCAGCCACAGCAACACCCAGGTGCGTGGGGGGATTGGCGCTAGATGAGTTGATTGGGGCTCTGCCCCACCCCGGGGCTCTGCCCCACCCGCTAAGGACAACATATATGCAACAACCGTTATTTTCAGGCACGCGCCCACGGATCGAGGATCTGGGCAGCTACCAGCTGAGAGAGCCAGTAGCTCTGGCGCTGGCGTGCGGCTTCAAGATCAGGCAGCAGCACAGTGGCGCCACTCAGCCCGCAGCAGCGCAAGATATGGCCCTCTCCCTGCATTGGCTGCTGGCGAGCGCGCATCAGGGGCGCGGGGTGCGTTGCACTTATGTGCAGCTCTGCCGGGCCTTCAAGGCAGCCCATTTCGGGCGCACTAAGAAGAGCAGGGATAAGACGTTTTATCAGGGGCGTGTCAAAACCCTGCTGGCAGTGTGTCTGCAGTTTGGCGTCCTCGAGGGTGAGCTCTTCTCAGGCCCCGGTGGGCGCACAGCGGCAGAGCTCAGCATGCGCCTGCTCAACCCAGACCGCATCTGGCAGCTCTACTGGGCGGAGCCCGCGCGCCCACGCGGGCTCAGCGGCGCACAGGTGCGGGCCGCCTGGGCCACCTACACCCCGCAACAGCAACTAAACCTAGCGGGCTCCAAGGCGGCGCTCGATTGGGCGTCAAAACACTTCCTGCCCTCAGCAGAGCTCTCTGAGCCCGAGCCTGAGCCCGAGCCCGAGCCCGAGCCCGAGCCCCCCGCAATCGAGGATGAGCTGGCAGAGCTGAGGCTTATGATGCAGCGCCTGCTAGATCACCTAGGAGTTTCCAAATGAGCGTATATATCTTGCACCAGCTGCCTCTAAAGGCGCTGCCGGATGAGGCACAGCTGAAGATCAAAAGGCTGCCCGTGCCCCGCGCCATGATGTGGGCGCACACCCAGCCATGCATCAATTGCGTCCCCAAACGGAATAAGGTCGCTGAGATCTCGCGCTCATTCGCCCCGCTCGAGGATAAGCCACCCAGACTGGGTAAGCTGCGCCCGGGTGACCAGGCGCTTGTGCTGCTGGCGCCAAACACTGCGGTTTACAGCCCAGCAGATCTCACGCCGGTATTAGTGGAGGTATTGGTGGAGGTAGAGGCATGAGCGCCGACGATCTTCAGGTCGCGGTGCATAACCTCGAGCTGATCCACCAGATCGCCGCAGAGATCCTGCGCCGCGGTAACACCCCCCATGAAGAGGTGGCCCTCGCGCAGCTCGCGCGGGCCCTCGAGGAGGCGCGCGCTGATCAGCGTGGTGGGTTGGATAGCTCTTTGCCTCAGCTCATCCAGACCTCAGAAGCGATCACGCATGCATGGCAGAAACGCACCACTTATCTGCGAGACAAGCTCCACCAGATCCTCGCAGGCGAGGGGGAGGGATGAGCCACTGGCAGGCAGTTGAGGAGCTGCTGCTCACCCTCTCCTCAGGCCGCGGGGTGGTATTCGCCCGCTGCGCTTGCCGGCGGTGCAAGGCAGCTGGGCAAACCTGGCAGCTCGAGGCAGAAGACGCGCGCCCCCTCTCTGAGGATGAGGCAGAGGAGGCCTGGATGCTTCAGCGGCAGGCCGCTCTGCGCTCTGCCTCGAGGCGCAACTGATCAACCCACATATAGACGCTGCTTTCTACGATCGCCCTATCGGGCTCCGCGAGGGCCTCGAGCGCCACTGGGGTATACCCGCCACAATCGGCCCGCATGAGATCTGGCGCCTCTCCCTCAGGGGCAAACAGATCAAACAGCCGCCAATCTTCTGGCTCGCAGGCCGCACAAATGCACTGCGTTAAGATCACGCCCACCTCACCGCGCGCCATATCAGGCAGCACAGCAGCCAGCCAGCGCTCCTCCCCTGCGGCTGGCGCCGCATTGCGCGCAGAGAGTGCGCGGTGGTGCAGATAGTGCTGATGTCGCCACATATGGCGGCGCCCGAGGGTGTTGAGCCCCAGCCGCGCGCGGTGGATCTCGCGCTCCTCGAGGGGGGCCCCGCCATAGATTGGGGTATACTCATTTACGGTCTCGAGGATCTCTGCGACGGGGCGCCAGAGCCCCACCCGCTCAATCAGCAGCCCCAGCAAGCCATCCTGATCCCACCCCTGAAACTCACGCTCTTTCTGGCGCAGGTATCCCCACAGGCCAGAGCCGTCTGGTGCGCGGTAAGGCTGCCCGAGAAATTCACAGAGCGCGTCAATGTTCTTTGTAGTGTCCATACAATCTCCTCTCTGCAGTCATAAGAACGCAGAGGCGCCAAATATTCGGATATGGCATGATAAAATTAATCGACAAAATGGGCTCTGATGTAACGGTGGCCAATGTTGCTCGCGTTTCACTGGGCCGCACCGTCACAGAGATTGGGCCGTCAGAGCAGAGCTTGATCGACTACTTGATCCGGCACCAGCACACCAGCCCGCTGCGCCATTGCTATGCGTCATTTCATGTAGTGGCGCCCATCTTTGTTTTGAGGCAGTGGGGCAAACATCAGATAGGCTGCAGCTGGAATGAGATCAGCTATCGCTATGTGCAGTTTGATGCGGAGCGCGCAGGCGTCTGGAAGCCAGAGATCTGGCGTGAGGCTGCGCCTGGTACCAAACAAGGCAGCGGGGGGCAGCTCCCAGCTGATCTCACCCTAGAGGCAGAGAAAGCATATGTGGAGGGCTGCGAGGCAGCAGCCGCGGCCTATCAGAAGCTGATAGATGCTGGCGTTTGTCGAGAGCAGGCGCGGGCAATACTGCCACAGGCTGTACAGAGTGAGGTGATCTGGACAGCCTCTCTTCAAGCGCTACTTCATTTCCTAGACCTGCGCCTAGCACCAGATGCCCAGCAGGAGATCAGAGCGTACGCGCAGCAAGTTGAGCGCATTGTGTTTGACCTCTGGCCTGTGACGCTGGGGGCATGGCGCAGAGAGCGCAACCATTGAACCCGCGACACCTAGCTGCGCGCCTCAGCTACTGCCGCACGCTGGCGCAGCTCTCACCCTGTGACCGGGCGCAGTATGGTGCGCTGCTGGTAGACGCACAAACCAACACCATCATCGCTGAGGGCTGGAATGGCCCACCTCGAGGGCCAGCGATCAGCTGCGGGCCTGATGGCTGCCTGCGTGATCAGCTCGCCATCCCATCAGGGCAGCGCTGTGAGGTGGGCTGCCATCATGCTGAGGCCAATGCAATCGCCAATGCTGCCCGACGCGGCGCCGCAGTGAATGGTGCCTGGCTGATTGTGAGCGGGGCGCCCTGCCTGCAGTGTGCCAAGCTGGCTCATCACGCCGGGGTGGCTGTGGTGTGGTGCGAGCTCGCAGGCAGGGATGATGAGGGGCTGAGGTATCTCTCAGAGCACGGGGTGAGGGTGCACTGCGTAGTTTAGAACAGCGTAGGCTGCTTAGCTGGCTTACGCGCCCCCAGCTCCTCTGGTGGTAGGCAGCCCCAATGCGCGATCCTGGCTCGAGCAATCTCCGCATACTCTGGCTCGCGCTCGATACCCACAAACTCAAACCCTAGCTGGGTGGCAGCGCAGCCAGTGGTGCCGCTGCCGCAGAACGGGTCAAGGATCACGCCCCCCGGCGGGGTGATCAGCTTGCAGAGCCAGCGCATCACTGCGATCGGCTTTACGGTGGGGTGCACATTCTGCCGCTTAGTCTCACCCCGTTGATAAGGGTTATCTATCGGCGTCCCTCTGCCATCACCCACTGCGCGGGCCTCGAGCCCCACCAGCCCTGCCTCACGCTCCTCTCTGCTGGCCTTACCCTCATAAAAGAAGCGGCTGGCCTCAAAACCTGCCTGCAGATCAAGAGCTGCGCCTGCGCTAGGATCTAGGAGGATATTGGCTGGCCAGCGGCCTATTTCTTGACCTGTGCTTTGCATTGGATCTTGCTGAGCATACTTCCCATAAATATGAGATTGCTGGGTTCTAGGAGTTGTAAAAATATATTCATCAGTCTCAATCCTACACCCATCAATGTTGAGCCCCCCCACCCCCCACTGCTCAACATTCTCTGCCACAGAGCCAGCCAGTGGCTTGCGGCAGAGCAGGATCGGCTCATGCGCTGGCTTGAGGGCTGTGCCCCAGCCAGACCACTGCTGCGCTAGAGGGGAGGCGGGGGCTGTAATATCAAAGGCACCCATACCCCCAGAGTAAATAAGGCGAGTGGACCCACTGACACCTGCACCAATCACCTCACGCTCAGCCCCTGCCCGCTTATCGAGCGCCTTGCTCACATCATGAGATTTTGGGAAGCCACTGCCATAAAGCCAGTGAAGCATATCTCTCACCTCAAACCCAGCCAGCCTCACTGCGACCCCCATCAGGTCTACAGTGCGTGAGCCAGCGAAGATCACAGCATGGCCCCCTGGCTTGAGCACTCGATATACCTCACGCCAGAGCTCTGGCCCGGGCACAAATGCGTCCCAGCTTTTACCCATAAAGCCTGCCCCGCTGGGCTGATACTCTTCACCCGCCAGCCACGCTGTGAGCGCTGCGCTCACTGCCCGGGGGGAGCAATTGCCCAGCCCATATGGGGGATCAGTGACCACTGCATCAATGCTAGAGTCTGGCAGCGTTTTGAGGTGATCTATTGAGTCTGCATTGATGACTGTGGCGCTCAAAATCTGCCCCGCTTCTCCCATGGCTTTATCTGTGGCGTTGACGGGCGCGCTGGAGCTCCAGCAGCCCTGCGCTCGAGCGCCTGCCCATCATCCCAGCGCCAGCAGATCAGGTCATAGCGCAGGGCGTCAAGAGGATCCTCAATGCCTGATTTCACAGGTTGCTCTCTGCGCTTATCCCATGCATATCCTGCAATTGCCTTGCGCAGGCTGTTGCCCGGGGCATTGCGCCCTGTATCCCAAACCTCTTGCGTGATGCGGTATTTGCGCTCCCATATTGCTCTCTTGAGGCGCTGCACTCCATTCATGATGTCAGTTTTCACGGGGGAAGTTGACCAGCGCAGCTTCAGGCCCAGCCCATGCGGGGGAGGGTAGCGCAGCTCCTTAAATGTGCTCTGTGCGGTACGGTCGCTGCGCGCGGCGCCAGCCTTATCGCCACAGCCAGCATCCAGCCAAATGCGGGGGCCAGGCGCGCTGGCTCTGTGGGCGCGCGGCCACGCAACCGAGAGGATCATGCGGCAGAGCTCCTGCAGGCTCACCTCTTTGGGATTGAGCTCAGCGCAGATGATGTCTGCGTCTAGCTCCTCATCATGCGCGATGATCAGCACGCTGGGCTTTCTAAATCCCCAATCCACTGCAATGCGGGCTGTCATATCCTCCCGATATTGCCAGCCCTGCACAATATTCTCTGCCTCTGAAAACTCCGAGTAAACCAGCCCGCTGGGTGGTGCAGGTTGGTTTAGGATCATTGCTGCTCGCTCCTCTGGCGGCAGCTGTTCTGTGGCTCTAAACCACTCCTCAGAGAGATTCTCTCTGTTGCTATATGAGGTGTGTAGCAGAGGGGTGCAGCCAGCATCCTCTGCGAGATCAACCCACCAGGCGCCCATCACTGGCAGGCCGCACATCACCAGCATTGGAGATGGCCCGCTACGCAGGCGCCCCAGCGCTTTAAAGGCCACCTCTTGCGTCATTGTTTGGGCCTCATCAATGAGCGCCACCCCGCTAGTGGCATTGATGCCCTCGAGGGGATTGTGGCTGGCGTCTCTGGTGCCCGGGCGGAAATAGCTGCGACACCACACAGATGAGCCCGTGGCGGGATCGCTCCAGATGCCCTGCGTTTGAGAGTAGCTCCAGCCTAGAGGCCCTAGCCATTTCTCGATCTCTGGCTGTAGCACTGTGCGGTAGCGCTGCGCTGTATCGGTGATAAGGAGGCTGCTGGTGCCCGGGCGCATATTGCTCACCCATGCGAGGGCAAACACCAGCGCTGAGGTTTTACCTGAGCCCCAGCCAGCACGCACTGCCACCATGGTTTGCTGGCGGGTGATGGCCTCGAGGAGCTCGAGCTGTAGTGGGTTCAGTTTGATCATTTGGCGAAAATCTGCACACTGCTTTAGATTGTGATATTAGTCACACAGGGGGACTGATGCACAAACTAGGCTACGTTAATCGGGATTTGCCGTATAGAGGCCAATCACCAACACCTGATCTGCGGGTGATGGGGATTTCGGGCACCTATCTGCAATCTGGCTACATTAGCGGCAAAGAGCAAAATCACAGACTCACTGGCTCTGCGTGGGTGCGTGAGGCTGAGGAGATGCTCGCCACTGATGCCAGCGTGGCTGCCAGCTGGCGCGTGCTCAAGCAAACCCTCCTCGAGGCCAAATGGCGCTGGGAGCCCGGCGATGAGAGCGATGAGCTCTCAAAGCGCCTGTGCGAATACGCCAATGAGGCATTTGGGTTTGATGGCTACCCGGGGCAAATCACCATCCCATGGGAAGATCAGCTTGCCTATATGTGGGAGTTTGCACCCATAGGCTACCGCTATTTTGAGGAGCTCTACCGGGTGGCCCCCTGCGCCTCTGGGCAGATGCGCGTCTGGCTCGATAGGTTCGCAGACCGTGAGCCCTCAGCGCACCTGCGCTGGGAGAGTGCAGACGGGCAGAATCTAGACGCAGTGCTGCAGGCCACCCGGGGCAATCGCCAGCCCCTACCAATCCCAGCAGATAAGCTACTCCTGCTCACCCTCAATCAGACGGGCAGCAACTTCGAGGGGCGCGGGCTGTTGAGGCCAGCCTGGTGGTGGTGGCGTTTCAAGCAGCGCACCAGCAACCTGATCGGGGTAGGTGTTGAGCGCTGGGCAGTGGCCACCCCTCGCATCAGCGTGAATCGAGCTATGGCAGAGGAGATGGGGCTCACTGATCATGATATAGACACCATGATTGATCGGGCGGCAGCTCAGGCGCAGGCATATGTGGCGCAAGAGCAGAGCTATCTGGTTGATAACCCTGTGGTCTCATTCCAGACCTACGGTGAGCAGAAGCTCGACTCCACCCACGCGCTCAGCATTATCAGGGAGTGCGATAACCAGATTGCTCAGAGCTTCCTAGCGCAATTCTTGCACCTAGGGATCACAGATACAGGCGCTCGCAGTGTTGGTGAAGTTCACCTCTCAGTGTTTAGGCGCAGCGCTCTCAACCTATGCGATATGGTTGCCTCGAGGGTGGGTGGGGTTGATCGTCGCGCAGCGGGCACTATTGGGCGCCTCATTCGTTGGAATTTCGGAGAGGTCAACCCAGCACAGCTGCCAGTGCTCAGGCACTCTGGCTTAGATGCTGATGAGCTCGCAGAGAGCCTCTCTAGCCTGAGCACGCTGGTGCAGTTTGGCTTGCTCACGCCAGAGGATGATCTCGAGCGCAGCATCAGGCAGCGCATTGGTGCTGGGGAGCTCCCCGATGAGGCCTCGCGCTCATTCTTTGACCGGATCAGCGCCACTGCACCTGCGGGTGGTGGTGGGCTGGCGCTGGCTGAGCGCTACCGCAAGCTCATGAAGGGGGCAGGCAAATGACGCTAGGCGGCTCATTCGAGGCTCTGCTGGCGCTATGCGATCAGCGGGTGGCGATCAATCGTCTGGAGACGCACAGCCCAGAGCGTGGCTCGACCCATAAATGGGTGGTCTCATTTGCCCCATATGCGACCCCAGAGAGATGGCAGCAGGAGAGTCATATCCGGCTCAGTGAGGCGCTCAATCGCGCCGTTTCTACTGCACAACTGCTGGTTTTTAGCGGCTATGCAGACAGCCCACACACCCCCACCCAGCGTGCGCGGGCAGCTAGAGTAGGTAGGGCAATATGAGCGCTAAGCGCAAACTGAGGCGCAGGATCTCATCCACACTGCGGCGCCGGTTGGCAGAGGATGATCCTAAGACGCCAGCGCCCGCGCGCGATCAACGCACTGGCTCTACCCGCAATCGCCCGGGCTCTGCATCATCTACCCGCGGCGGCATCAAAATCTCTGATGCTGCAGAGGCTGCGCTCGAGGGGCTCAGAGATGAGCACAATGAGCGATACTCTGCCCCCGGGCGCAGGGTTGATCTGGGGATGCTGCGGGCTGTCTATCGCAGGGGCGCAGGCGCTTTCTCTGTGAGCCACAGGCCCAGCGTCACCAGCCGCAATCAGTGGGCGCTGGGCAGGGTGAAGGCCTTCCTCCGCTTAGTGGGCACAGGCGAGCGCAAAAAATCCTACACCACAGATGATGATCTGCTGCCTAAAGAACACCCCAGCTACAAAGCCAAAGAGCAGGCCACAGAGCAGCTGGCAGAGCGCTATGCGCACATTGATTTCTCTCCCCCTGATGGGGTGCGCAAGGCAGCAGCTCGAGCGCTCGAGGTGAGGGCAGAGAAGCCCCCCTCGCAGCGTGGCATGACAGCTGTGGGCCTCGCGCGTGCGCGTGATCTATCCAACGGCAAAACCATCAGCCCCGAGACGGCCCGCAGGATGCTGGCGTATTTCACCCGGCATGAGGTGGACAAAGAGGGCTCCAGCTGGCCAGAGCAGGGCAAAGGGTGGCAGGCCTGGCAGGGCTGGGGTGGGGATGCTGGATATTCATGGGCCAGAAAGCTGGTGAGACAAATGGATGCAGCAGATCAGAGGCTCGCAGAGCGCCCCACCTATCGAGCAGCCTTCAATGAGATAGCACTGGCAGAGGTAGATGGGCTGGTGGTGGTGGTGGATGATGGCCAAACCATGGGCCGCCCATTTGTCACCCTGAGCGCTGGCAAGGTCTCCTCGCGCCTATCAGGTGATCTAATCTGTGATGTGACGCCAGAGCACCTAGCAGAGATCAAGCGGGTCTTTGATGCTCGCAAAAACGCAGACCCTGTGATCATTGATTGGAATCATCAGAGCGCCCCCGGGGGACAAAGCACCCCTGAGGAGAGTGGCGCACTGGGTGAGATTGCAGAGCTGCGGCTCTCAGAAGATGGGCGCCAATTGATTGCTGTGCCCGTCTACAATCAACGGGGAGCTGAGGTGGTGGCTGCTGCTGGTGGCACCCTCTGGAGCTCCCCCGAGTTTTTCCTAGGTGACGTCTACGCCAGAGAGAGCGGTGAACGCACTGGCTCTGCTCAGCTGTTGGCAGTCACCCTCACCCCCCGCCCACAGCAGGCAGCGTCTGCACTCGAGCGGGTCACCCTATCAGAGGAGATGAATCTGATGGATGTAGCAGAGATTGAGGCTATCGCAGACCTCGAGCAGGCTAAGGCCCTCCTGAAGCAAAAGGATGCGCTGGTGCGTGAGCTCGAGGCCCGTCTAAAGGCCAGCCGCGAGGAGATGGCAGAGGATGAGGATGATGCAGAGGAGATGGCAGAGGCCAGCTCTGATGCTGAGGAGAAAGAGCAGATGGGCGAATATAAGCGCATGAGTGAGCAACTCACGCAGGCCAACACCGCACAGGCTGCCCAGATCCAAGCTCTCACTGAGCAGGTGCAGGCGCTCGCAGAGAAAGAGGCCACCACGCGCCGTGAGGCAGAGGTGGGTGCATTGCTCCGAAGCGGACGCATCAGCCCCGCAGAGCGTGATGTGGCAGAGCACGCCTGGGCGCTCGCAGAGCGGGGTGATAGCCTTTTCTGGGAGATGTTTTCGCGGCGCGCCGCAGAGCACGCAGTCTCTCTCTCTGAGATTGGCCATGGCGCCAGCGGGGAGGAGATCTCCCAGGCGACGATCGCCCAGCGCGCTCAGGAGCTCGCCAGCTCTGAGAGCATCACTTTCTCTGAGGCATATGAGCGCCTCGCACGCACTGAGCCCGCTCTCATCAAGAGCGCGTTTGGAGGATTCTGATGAGCGATAACAACAGCACCATCATCTCATGCGTGGCGGCTGCCACCATCACTGCGCTACAGGCGGTCAAGTTTGACGCCGCTGGCAAGGTCACTCCCTGCACTGTT